TGCCAATACGAATCATCTCAGGACGCCACTTTTCAGCAATCTTCTGCCTACCTGTGAAGGAGAGTCCATTATATCGGCCTTCAAAGTACTCGTCCAGACCACCGAGAAACCCGCCGATCTGATCCTGGAGGTTATTAAAAGCTTCAGGACTGAAGTTTCTTAGCTCCTTAGTATTCAAGAAAGGTCTAAATGTCTCACCTGCTTGAGGTCCAATTAGCCCTCGCTCGTAGATACGAACACGATGATCCACAAACGGGTGGTTACTGAAGCTTTTGCCTGAGGCTCTAAGCCATTCCATAGCCTTGAGACGCTCATAAGCGTCACCGCGACCAAGAAGGTGATTACGATAGTGGTTTAACTCATTATAGTACTTAGCTTTACCTCTGTCATCTTCGAAGTATATCAATTTATGAATGAAGTCGTAGTAGTCTTCATCAATTTTATACTCAGAAGCTCCAGCCCAGTTAAGAGCCTTGACAAGGTCTGCATCAACAAGCTCTTCCGGGAAGTCACTGAATGAACTGGTGGAAGTAATAGGGATCCTAGTATCTTCCAGGCCAAGAATGCCACGATCAATAAAGTAAGTTTTGTAACCAGTTCTGAATTTCAATCTGTTCTTTTCAGAAGTGACTGAGACTCTGAGACCGAGCTCAACCTTACGAGTGAGCCTAGCGTATTCTTGAATCCTAGGATCCACTACTCTAATATTATGAGCCAGGGTATCATAATACGGACCAAAGTAGGAACCGCTCATACGACTCTTCATTCTACGTTTTTGAACGCCAAAGGTTTCAATCTCATAGAATTTAGATACGCGCTTAGACTCCAGAAGCTTGAGACCAAGTGTGTACCAATCACGCTTAGCACCATTAAGATTAGCCATGTTGTAGAGATCACGGCCCAAGGCTACTGCAAACTGATCCCTATCCGGAGAATCCGCAAGAGCCAGCCTATGGGCAAACCTTAAGTAGAACTGTTGGAGATCTGCATCTGTAAGTCTTTCCCTAACTAGTAGAGGTATTTCAAGATTTAACAGACCTTTCAGTTCTTTCGCAATCTTAGGAGCCTTACGATCTTCCCAACGATTCTTAGCCACAATGTTTGAAATAAATTCGTCATGCAGTGTATCAAGCTGGGTAGGGCCCAGAACAGGGTCAATATAGTTGTCATCAAGCAACTTCTTAAGAACATTAGTGTCTTTACGAATGTATGTCTCCACAGCCTCAGAGACGTTCATAATATCAAACTTAAGTTGCGCCTGTACAACAGCTTTAAAGTTACCCCAGGGTTCTGGGTTTTTACGATACCTGCTGAAAAGAACTCTGAGATTGTCTACAACTACAGCTCGTTGGTTGATACTCATCTTGCTTTCAAGACGATTTGAGATATCCTTTACAAACGCTATGTCCTCAGGTGTGAGTTCTGGAGTGCTCTCTAAGAGTCTGATCCGATTCTCATACACAGCAGGGTTAGGTTGGTAAAGTCTTATGTCCTCATATCTGCCGGTAACAGGATTGAATCTCAGTTGATCCTCAGTGGGAGGACTTGAGAGTACCTTACGGCGCATAGCCAGCTTAGTATGGACAAGTCCACCTCTGTAGTTCATAGAGGACAGGGTGCCGTCCAGTTCACCAGCTTGTAGCAAGTAGTAATCGACTAGAGTATCTTTCAGCTTACGCTTAGTTAAGAAATCGTCAGGAGATGCAGCACCCAGTTGCATTGCATCAAGGCGTTCTTTAGCATTGGCAAACCTACGAGTGTCTCCAGGAATTACTGTGGTGTCACTCGTCAGGCGTCTAAGTTCCTTAATACCAAGGCTATTACCTTTGTCGTTAGTGAACTTGTCAACAGTAAGCTGACCTGTCTGGAACATCTCAAGCTTCTTGTAATCACCTAGATGCTTTAACTGGACAGCGGTAGGTTGTCTACGTAACCAGGCATCATAAGATTCCCTGAGAGGTGTAAGACCGTCATAGAAAGTCTTCTGCTTGTCAGTTAGGTTTGCAATATTGGTCCTGCGAACCTCAGCAACACCTTCGAGTTTAGCTAAGTCTTCCCATGACTTAAACACAGGAATAGTGGTTGAACGACATCTATAGTGAGCCGGTGGTAGGTACTTCTTTTCAGATAACTGATAGATCGTACCATCCCGATGAGCACAAATAGGTGTAGTCCTACTATCCAGGACTGCAACATACTGCCAACCATGGAGGGCTTTACCGTTAGCCTCATAGACAGCATGGTCAGCTTGAGCATGGACGCTAGTAATAGAAGTGGTAACAAGAGCCTCAGCTTGGTTCCTGCTGATGGAGTGCACGTTACCGCGTCTTACGGCAAGGGCAAGCTCTTTGACTGTAGAACCTTTGGCGATACCAGCCCGGATTACAGTCTCGATACGTCTACGCTCAGCAATACTTACACCATTCCAACCCTGGAGTAGTGTCTTGTCGTTATAGAGAGGTCTATCTAAAACAATGTCTTCAGCAACACGTCTGGTAGGTCTCTGAGTTGTCCAGATGCCACCCATGGTGTTTTCAATAACTTGGTAAGAGAAGGAGGCTTGATCTACAACTAAATCTAATAAAGACCGCTTAGAGATATTATAAATCTCTTGATAGGTCTTTTGAAGTTCTTGATCAATAGCCTCTCTGAGTTTCTTTAAACCAGCAGTGGAGGTTTCAGACCCACTGATAAGATCATCAAGCTTGACAGTGTGACCATCAAGCACTAACGAGACTTTACCTTGAACTCGACGCTCGTAAAGTCTAATCATAGCTGCTCTGTCGACAATTTTGTCATACAGTTCTGTGTTAGCGCTAACGGTTGCCACTTTGTTCTCCTACATTAATTAGTTTACACCTCTTTAACAGTATCAGGTTTCAACCTAATCTGCTTTTGGTAGTCTGAAACAGCGACGTCAGGCTGAGTAATAATAAGCTCATCTTCTGTCAATTCTTTCTTGCCTACTTCGTCATCATAGTCATCAGGAAGCAAGTCATGCTGCTTAAGAAGGGCAAGCCAAACAGACCTGGGGATCAAGCCTGCTTCATACCACTCAGTGGCTAGTCTGAGCCAGACTTCACCGGAAGGCGCAGTACTGAAATCATTAGAAAGAGTAACTTCAACCTCACTAGCGCTAATCTCAAGATCATACCGCCAGTTGATCATAAAAGTGACCACCTGTTTCATGGTATTAATGATCTTGGTATGAAGCGAGCCTAGTCTGGCAGTTTGAGAAGCGTTACGAAGTTCAAGTGCAACACCAGATTGAGCTGTTTCAGGAGTCAACATTCTGACACCCAGCTTTGCCATTTCCTCGATACCCGCAGCGATAGCCTTGTCCATATCCTGGAGAGCTTCTGTAGGAGTCGCAAGAACACCAATACTATCGCTTTGACCTAGGTGCAACCAAGAACCAAGACCCGCTTCAACAACCTCGGTAAACTTTTCGTCAGTCATGTCTGAACAAACGTATGGAGTATAAGTTGCAGCGCCATAGAGCAAGTGATTGCGCCTACTCATCTTATTATACAGAGAAATTTCTTTCTCAATAAGCGGCCACAATATAGGCTCAGCGAGGTCAATGGAACCATTAAGAGGCCAAGCGGGGACAAAGTCCAAGCTCTCGTTGTTGACGAGCACAGGGATCACGTCTACTAGTTTAAAGCTTTTCTTCGTGTTCTTGGGAACAGGTTGACCCTGGACAACAGGTGCTGAAGTCTCGTCAGACTCTGCAACGTACTTACGAACTTGATAAGCGCCGTTGAAGAGTTCATGGACCCTGATGACTTCCCTAAGAGTCGGATGGAATTGATTCTCATCCGCGTAAGACTCTTCTAAACCCTTAAGGATGATTTGGGACACAACCATTTTACCGGAAGCGTCTTTAGTCCGTCGCCAGTTAATGACATTTTCAGCCTTTTGGATTACAGGATAAGGAATAATATTGGTCTCAGACAGTTCTGAAGTATAATCAACAAAGATAACACTGCGGGCTGTCTGAATCTCTTCCCAGATCGCATCACCCAGGAAGGCAGACATAGGAGTGCCATCTTCACCGAACTCGTTAAGGATCCAGTCACGAGCTTCCGGAGGTACACTGGCAGGTAAGGTTAGTTGAGGGGCTTTACGAAGAATCGCATCAACTAGCGTTCTTGAGAACGTTGAGACAATACCAGGCCACTCAGCTTCTGACTTATAGAAGTCATATTGTTGTTGTGTCATAGAAGGCGAGAATGGTGACAGAAGATTTGTAAATTTATTGACATCGATAGTTTGATCCAATGCCTTTACAAACCTTCCGCCACTGCAAGCTGCACGACTCGTCAACCACAAAGGTCGCATTGACTCGTATGCCGCATTCGGGTCGCCTACCGTTTTGGTTACATCAGCGGCATTGGCGACTGTCATTAGTTGCTTGCTTTCAGTCTCGCATTAAAGGCTTCCATAGTACCTTCAAAGGTCTCACCAGTGACACTATTGATCGCTTCAATCGTCTCATCTTTAAGAGGTGTCAAACACCAATCCGAAGGCTTACGACCCTTGAAAGGTTCACCCGAGAGTTTCTTAGCAGGTGTCAACGGAACTTCAACTTCAATTTCGTCTTCAGTTTTTGCGGTGGCTGTGATATTAACCATCTGTCACCTCAGGGTTTTGAGGGGCTGATTGCCGGGCTTTAGCAATTTTAACAGCTAACGGGTTGAGAGCCATAGAGGCTTCAATAGCGTTAGGTGCAGCCTTGATAGTCACATTGATGGATTCCATCAGCATGTCAAGTTCACGTAAGTCAAATTCAACAGTCACAGTGTTTTCTTCAATCATAGTTCTTACTCCGGATCTTCTTCAGGTGCAATCCACGGCAGGGCCGGGGTGACGATGGGCGGGGCGATCTGGTCGGCGATCAGGCTGGCGATGATCTCGCGGCGGCTTTCGAGGTACGCGGCGTCTGCGCACTCCTCGACCCAGCCGATGACGGTGGCTTCGGTCAGGTCATCGAACGAGATGAACGGCCGCTCCG